ATTAATGAAAATATTATTGATATTATTACATCCGAAAATAATATAAATAATTCAATTATATTAACTTTATTAAATAACTTTCATAATCAAACAAATAATCAAATAAATAATCAAATAAATAATCAAACAAATAATGTTTCTGAAGACAGTTTAGAAACATTGAATTCAAATAGTGATTCAGATGATGAAAGTTTAGAAACATTAAATTCAAATAGTGATTCAGATGATGAAAGTTTAGAAACATTATCATCAGACAATGAAATATTAGAAGAGTCTGATGATAATATGCAATTATCATATAATAATTTGAATACAGTAAGTAATACATTATTTTCTCCAGAAATATCATCATGGCAAACTCAAAATTATTTATTTTATGGACCTAATAATAATCAATTTAATAATACTAATATAGATTATAGTAATATATTTAATACATTATTTTCATTATCATCTGATTTAGATTTAAATTTAAATAATTTAAATAATATAAATAATAATAATAATTTTTTTATTAATAGTTTTTTAAATATAAACCAACAAAATGAAAATAATGATGATATACCAATTGTAATAACAGAATCTAGTTTTAGTAAACTAAAAATGTATAAATATTCAGATATTGATAATAATATTAAACAAAATAATATAAAATGTATGATAACTTTAGAAGATTTTAAAGATGATAATATAGTATTATTGTTACCATGTAATCATATTTTTTCATACGATGAAATAAGAGATTGGTTAAAAAATAATTCATATAAATGCCCTTCTTGTCGAAATCCTGCTGGAGAATACTATGCTAAGATAAATTAATTCTTTATATAACCAATTAAATTGAATTTATAAATACTTAAATAAAACTTACTATATTTAAATAAATGGATTATAATCAACAAATTGATGAAATAAAATTAAATAATAATTTAAATTTATTTAATTTTATTAAAGAAGATTGTAAAGATGAATTTTTTTTAAATAAAGTAAATGATTTAATAATATATTACAAAAATATTGATAAAAAAACAGAAATAATAAATACATTTGAATCAAATATTCAAGAAAGATTATGTAAATTTGAAGATTATGCATTTAGAAAACCATGGAATAAATTATCAAAAATACAAAAAGAAAATAAATTAAAAGAATTTATAAATAATTATTTCATAGAAGAGAATGATGAAATTAATTCTATAAAAAAGAATATTATGAACGATTTTAATTTTAATAAATTAAATTCAGCTAAAATAGTAAATTATGAATCATTTAATTCTAAGATTATTGGAATATCGAAATTAAGTTTTAATATAAATGATAATAAATATATTTATAAATTATAAATATATAAAATTAATCTGAATCTGAATCTGAATCAACAAATAATGTTTCTTTATTTGTTTTTTTATTCAATGTAGAAACATTATTTGCATCTTCACTTGATTCAGAATCAATAAATAATATTTCTTTAACATCAGGTTTTTTCTTTCTTTTTCTTTTATTTTTTTTATCATTATACTCTTTTACAAATTTATTTAATTCCTTTTTATTATTTCTATAAAGAACAATTTTATCCCAAAGTGCTTTAAATGTTGGTAACTTATCATTAAACCATTTTTTATCTCTTTTAATTTTAACATTATGACATATTGTTAATCTCCAATATAACACTCTATCAAAAACATAATTTTTCATTAAATTACTATGTTTTTGATGTAAATTAGTTATTTCATTTAATACCCATTGATCATACTCATAAAATGACATATCAATATCATTAGGATAAATATATTTTGCATCAAATAAACAGAATTCTTTTATTTTATCTTTAGGTAATAGCTGAATTATACAACCTTGTCTACAATTTTCTGGAATCCACAAATCTTGATTTTGTTCCTCTTTGTATACTAATTCAATTTCATCATCTAACATTTCTTCTTTTGATAAATATTCTTTAATACTACATTGCAAAAAATCACAATATTCTAAATCACAACATTCTAATTGTTGTTGAACTTGACAATAATAATAATGTGGACAAATATCTCCATCTATTTCCCCTTCTAATTTAATTTTTCTTGAATATGGACATTTAATTTCTAACATTCTACCAATCATTGGGGAAAATTTATTACTTAATGTAAGATAACTAGCTATACCATCAGGACTAGCTCCAACAAATGGGACAGATGGTTGAGAAATATGAGGTACTAAACCATATTCTTTTACTTTAATATCATAAATATTTTCATAAACTTTTGTAGCAATTTCTTCATATTTTTTTCCATGATGAACAAATTTATTATCTATAAAAGGTTCACCCAAATTTAATTTATCTAAAATTAAATTTTCTGGTTTTTGATTAGGATAAGGATTTTCTCCAATAGCTTGTGCAGCGCAACTTGCTGTAATCATACTTTTTCTCATTTCAAACCATTCAGGTGTTCGTTGTTCTGGTTGAGGTATATTAGCTATAAAATCTACATGATCAACTAATTTTTGATATTCTTCTGGAATATCAATATTGTTTTTATCATAAATTATTTTTCCTGCATATTCATCATTAAATTCATATTTTAATTTTAATAATTTTGGTAAATTATAATTAACTAGATTAGTATTGATATTATCAAATATCATACCCATAGTTAACATTACATGATTTTTTATACTATTATAATCCTCATATAATATTATATTATTTTGACAGTAATCACTTATAATGTCTTTAAGAAATGATAATTGTATTTCCTGATTCATTTTAACATTAAAAAAGCTATATCTTTAAGTAAATAATTTCAATATTTATAGTATTTGAGATAAATGAATAGATAATTCATCTAATTCAGTATTAACATCTTTAACTTGATCTAATAATTTTTGTAATTTATTTTGTCGATTTTTCATAGTTCTTTTAATTTTATCAATTTCTTTTTTCTTTGTAGAATTATTTTTTTTTTCTATTTCTTTAAAATAAGATTTTAAATGGATACTACATAAACTTTCATTATTATAACATATTTTACTACATATTTTATCATTTTTCATTTCTTTATTACATTTTGTTTTATAAGAATCAATAATAAAAGATGCACTGCATAATGGACACTTTTTAGATTCATATTTTAAAAAAGAATTCATTAAACATTCAGTATGATATCTATGTTTACAATGTAAATCAATTGTATCTAATATTAGACTTTCTCTACAAATTGCACATATATTATCTTTGTTTACATTTTTATTTTTTTTTAGTGAGCTTAAAATTTCATTATAATTATTATTTTCAAACACTATACTCATTTATTAATATATAAATATATATTTTTAAATTAATTAAAATTAATATTAATTAATAGATTTTTTACTTAAAGTAAAAAACTCTCTATATTGATTATATACTTATATATAAAAAAAATTGCAAAAATTTATTTCAAGAATAAAGTGTATATATTATATAAATTATATAAATGAAAGTACAAGGTAATATAAAAGCTTTAACTAAGGCATTGAATACATATTCAAAAGATTTTGATCAAGTAATTGAAAGTTTACAGAAATCATATATAACTGATTTAGTTAAATATCAAGAAGATTTATTATTGACAATTTCATCAGATTACAATTTAAATTATGATGAAATGCATACAAAATATATAAAAAATTTTAAAAAAAATTTTAAGAAGACAAAAAATTCTGAATTAATTGAAATTGAAGAAAATGACACAGAATCTACAGATATTCAAAATAATATTAATGAATTTGAAGATTTAAATGTATTAGAAAAAAAAATCATTGATGATAAAACATGTTTTATAGAAAACAAAGAAGGCGGATCTATTTATAATAGAGAAGTTATTAAAATTGGAGAAGTTAAGGATGGTAGTTATGTTTTATATAAGAAAATATAAATTATTTTATAATAAATAAATTATAAATATAAATTATTTTATAATAAATAAATTATAAATATATATTAATATTTAATGAGCGAAGAAGATAAAAAATGTGCCCCAGAAAAAAAATATACAAATGGAAGTTGTTTTACTTTATTAGATCTTGAAAATATGGCATTATCATTTAATATATTTATTGATAATGGGGAAATAAAAGGAGAAAAAATTAATATAATAAATGATAAAAAACATTTATTAAAAGAATTAACGTCTAGATTAGAAGGAGTATGTAGTGATCAAATATGTTGGTTAAAACAAAATTTTATTAAAAAAATCAAAAATAAAGATATATTAAATCATACTTTTAGACCCAGTGGTCCACAAGGAAAATTTGAATGGTTGAGTACAAATCATATAAATGATGTAATGCAGCAATATGAGAAAAAATATATAGATTTTAAATTTCACGGAGCAGTACCAATTGATTTTGATGATTTACCATTTTTAGGAATAAAAGATTTGGATTTTGATAAACTTTATAATTCTGGACAGAATAAACTCGGTTTTGTATTTAATTTAGATGAACATTGGCAAAGTGGATCTCATTGGGTTGCTTTATATTCAGATTTAGATAAAAACCAAATATATTTCTTTGATTCTTATGGTAAAAGACCTGAAAAAAGAATTAGAAAATTAGTAGAACGTATTAGTGAATGGTGTTATAAAAAAAATTATTGTAATGATTCATGTAGTGAAATAAATGCATCTGATTCTTTTATGAAAGCAAATAGTAAAAATAATTTAGAAAAAAAATTAGATGTTGAATTTAATCATAATAGGCATCAATATAAAAATTCAGAATGCGGTGTTTATTCATTAAATTTTATACTAAGATTATTAAATGGTGACAGTTTTAAACAAATTACACAAGAAAAAACAAAAGACGATGATATTAATGAATGTAGGGATGTATATTTTAAATTCAGTAAATCTTTTGATAAAATGAAATAAATATACTATTGACGAAATAATTTAATTATATATATATATATATTTATGTATAAATATACTATTGACGGAAAATATGAAATAAAAAATATCGTTGAAAATTTTGAAGATAAAAAAGAAGGTCTTTTTTATTGTTTAAATAATAAATGTTTAACATTAGAAGAAATAAATGATTTTTATGCAAAAACTAGGCATATAAATACACTTCAAATATCAAATGATGAAACCCCCAAAGAAAAATATAATTTAGAAGATTTCAAAATAGTAGAGTCTTCAGAATTTATTTGTACAAATAAATTTGAATTACTTAAATCACTTTTGAATAAATATATAAATATGAGTGATTCCGATTTAAATAACTTTATATTTATACAAGAAAATTTTATGATTGATAATCCAGAATTTAATGTAAAAGAAAGTATTCAGAAGTTAAACAATTACTTATTAAATTTAGATGATGTAATTATAGATTGTGACTTAAAAATTCCCAATGATGCAGAAAAAACATTATTAAATAATGAAATTTGGTATAACAAACCTGATTTAAATAATATGGAAATTGATAAATTCATGTTAATTGAATCAGGAGACTTAGATAATTTAAATGGACAAATAATTCTTTTGGAAGTATCTAATCAAAATCAAGATGAAATCAAGAATTCATATAGGTTTTTTGCTTATGCTAAATGAAATATTTAATATTATTAACTAACTAATTATTCATAAATAATTATATTTACATATTATAAAATGTCTAAATATACAATTGATGGAATTTATATTAATAATAAATTAATTGAAAAATTTAATATATCATCTGCACCTGGAAGTCAATGTACTGATTTAACAGATGACGGTAGTATATTATGTTGTCCTGATAGACAAGTAACATATGGAGATACTTCTGCATGTAAAGGAGGTAACAAACCAAATTGTACTTTAAAAAATCAAGCCGATTTAGAAAAATGTCCTAAAAAAGTCATATCAAGTCAAGAAGGTCATCAATGTACTAATAAATGGAATAGTGAATATGGTATTTTATGCTGTCCAGATGGACAAATAACATTTGGCGACACGTCTGCTTGTAAAGGTAATGATAAGCCCAATTGTGCTTTACTAGGAAATCCAACATTACCCAGGTGTTTCGAAAAAAAATTATATATCACATCTTCAACACCTGGTAACCAATGTACAGATAAATGGAATAATAATTTAGGAGTAGTATGTTGTCCTGATGGACAAATAACATATGGAGACACTTCTGCATGTACTGGAGGAGACAAACCAAATTGTGCACTAGTAGGTAATCCTGGATTAGAATTATGCAAGGATTCAAAAACAATAATATATTCTAAACCAATTAAAAAGGTAGATATTAATTTCACCGAAGTTAGTAATATATCTGCAAAAATAAGTGAACCTTATATTATAATTAAAAAAATAAATAATAATAATGTACAACAAATATTTACAGAATATATAAATAAATTAAAAATCTATTATTTAGATGCAATAAAGAAATATATTTTATATAATGATATAGAGAATATTAAATTATTTCTTTTAATGAATCAAAATCTTAATTTTGAATATAAAGTAACATCTGATATGACAAATAGTTATACAAATTTAGCTGATCCTGATAAAGTAACTCAATCAATAGATTGGTTAACTTCATTAAATATAATAAATATACCAAATATTACTAATGTATTTTCAGTATTTGAAATTATATGTAATTATCTACCAAAATCTACTGAAACTTTTACTAGTGATATTAATTATTCTATTCAAGGAAAATTAAATATAAAAGAATATTTAGATAATAATTTTAATACAGTTGGTAATTTTAATACAGTTGGTTATTTTAAAATTTATATAATTGATGTAGAATTAGATAAAGAAAATAATTATAGATATTTAGTATTAAGTTTATCTGACGATGAAATACAAACTTTAAATAATGCATTAAATTATAATATACCCTTTGAAGTCTCTAGTAATAATAATAATCTACCTCCTGAATCATATAAAGCAGATAATGTTATCATTTTTGCTAAAGATTTTTTACAAAAATTATTTATTAAACCTGACCCATTAAATTATATTTTAGGTAAAAAAAATGAAGATCTAGAAAAAATAGAAACTATAAAATCAAATATTAATAAAATTAATTATGATGAACAACAAACTAATATAGAAATTAATAATACTAAAACTAAAAAATCAGAATATATCACTTTATTAAAAAATATGGAAAAAAATATATCATTTGGAGATGTTATTGATATTATAAATATATATCAATTTAGTATTAATAATGAAGATAACAATATATTTTATATTATGGATCTAAAACTAGATAATTATAAAATTTATAGATTTTTAATATTTATGTAAAATAAATATTACTAATATGATCTACAAAAACATAAATATTTTTCCATGAATGTTAATTTTATAACTACTTTCTGATTACAACGTGGGCATATAGATCGATCATTCACTCTTAACCAATCATATAAACATTTATCATGAATTATATTATCACAGCATCTTAATTTTATTGTTTTGTTTTTGTTTAAAGGATAAAAACAAATTATACATTCATCTATCATTTCTTTATATGGCTCCATATAAAGAAATGATATTATAATATTAATAAAAATAATATAATATAATATTATTTTTATTTTAATATTTATAAAAATATTAAAATAAAATATATATATATTATGAATTCTTATACAATATATGGTAATTATATTAAAAATATAAAAAATATAAAAAATATAAAAAATATAATCGAAAAAATGACAAATGAAAAAAACGATCAAAATGTTAAAACTAATCAAAGTGCAAGTGCAGTTGCTCAAAATGTTCAAACTAATCAAAGTGCACGTGCAGTTGCTCAAAGCGGAGTTGCTCAAAGTGCAAGTGCAAGTGCAAGTGCAAGTGCAGTTGCTCAAAATG